AAGTTTTGTTAGCGGGTGCATCAACACTTCCGAGCGGGGAATTAATGCTCACGAGCCATGGAGAGGTAAGACAACATTCATCAACACCAGATTCTGAATATTTACGAGGAAATACGGTTTCAGCACAATATATTTATAGCGCCCCGGCTATGACGGAGATCTGTACTGCAACCCCCGGCGTCGCCGCTACGGCAAGTATCACAGCGTTAAAATATCCTTTTGCCGGCCATGCAGCGTCTGGGTCTTTGACATTGTTAGCAACATGGTCAATGACAAATTTGAACGGTTCTACGATTACTGTTGGCGATGGAAGTTCTACTTGTGTGATAACTATTAACACAGCAGCCAGCTCCAATGCAGGTACTTGTGCCGGAGCAGATAGAATCATTGGTATTGATACAATGGATTCGTCCGGCAACGATGTGAGAGATGCAATACGGCAAGCTATTGAAGACACTGCTACCGAGAATGGATATGCAATCACAGCAACAACACCATCATCAGGTTCGGTCAAGGTTGCTGCTAACGCTGTGGGCACCGCCGGTAATGATTTTGTATTAGCGTGGTCCCCTCCCAGCAGCGCCCCAGGGGCTACTGATATAACTGCCGTGGACATTGCTGGTGGGCTACCAGCCGTTAGTTTAGCCGGGCATGAAATAACGCTCACATCAGTTGTCCCTGGACCAACATCCAAAACCCATACTATGGAATTTAAAGAAGATGGGACAGCTAGCAGTAAAACTGTTATTGATGTTTCCTCTGTGGGAACAAGTCTTGCAAACGTAGCGACAGAAATAGGTAATTCTATAACAGCAGCACAAGCCGCTGGAGATACTGACATAGCAGTAAGCTCAGTTTCCTCCGCTGCCGTGAACTTAGTTGTAGATACTGCCGGTCTTGCTGGTAACGGGTCAACTATCACAGGTGACGCTATATCCACTCATGGGGATGTTTCTGCTACATCTCCTTTTGCTGGAGGGTCTGATGCTGGTATCTCTTGTGTCCATGGAGTTATGCCAGCATCTCCTGGCGGCGTATATAGTCGCCCGGCATGGGTAGCAAATACAGAAAGAAGAGTTATTGAGGGGCCAAATCGTGGAACTTTATTAGCAGGAAGAGACCCATTTTATAACTCTTATGAAGATTATGCAAGCGATGTCAGAGCTAAAGGTCAAGAATATACCATAGTTCCTGAGTACAGGATGAGTGAACATCTAAACACATATGACAATAATGGCGACGCCTTTCAATTAGTTTCTTCTACTATGGAAATTACTGGTGCTAATATTGATAACTTTAATACCACAAATAATAGATTTTTTGATCGGTATATTAATACTGATAAAATGGAATATTTAAACCCATTTATACAAGAAGACACTTTAGATTTTATCTTCAACAAATATCCAAGACATTTTCAAATAAAATCAGATGCTGTTATAAAATTATTACCGTATGAAGGTTTTTATCCAGCGTCTAGAACACTGCAAATAGCTACTTTGTTTTCATCATCTCATACCTATTCCTTTACTGGAGCCTCTGGCTCAAGCCGACAAGCGATGAGAGCAATGTTGCGCCCATATTTTGCACCAGGGCTTCTGTATAATTCAATTAAGTCAGGTATTGCTGTAGACTATCCTATCCGAAGAAAAGGCAGAAGTCAAGATCAATATATCCCCATAAGTGCAAGTTTTATATTAAACGGGGCACTTAGCGGTACTTTGACTAGCCCAGTCGCTGGTCAAATACCTGGCAATAATCGTCGGTTCAATGGAAACAATCCGGCTACAGTAGGACAAAACACGTTTGACTTTAGTTCAGCAAATGTAAACAAATTTTTCTGGGGTGATCGCCTCCCGTTTGAGGCTTTGATGAGTCCAGAGAATTATCTTGGTGGCAGTAAAAACGTAACCGTATTGTCGGATATAAATGAGGTTCTATACAATGATGTAACCGGATCTTTGAAAGAAGGTTCTCCTCTATATCGTAAAGCTATTTCTAATTTCTTAGCTTCTGTGCCTGAATTTTTCTTATCCAGAAAAACCAATCTAAATGGTTCTAATGGTTTTATGACAAAATTTGTTTCTCGTTTTGGGAAATCTTCTAATACATCAGACCAATCTTCTGGGGATCCATCTGCTACGGATGCAGGGCAAGTATATGCATCTTCTGACACAGCATATATAATGGAAATTGGACTTACAAAAACTAATAACTTTAATCTTTATAATAATCCATATGCTTTTGGCGTGCCGACTGCAACAGGTTCTCTTGGTTGGGATGCTTTCCACAGCGGAAGCTTGGGTAATTCTGGCGCTCAAAGACCTAGTGGCTCAAACTGGCCAACCCATTATGGGGAGTTTGCTCCATTTACCCCTCCTTATTATTATGGTACAAGTGTCGCAAGAATTACTTTTGCCCCTTCTGAGAGTCGGAATTATACGCTAAACGAGATTGTGGGTAATGCTGCTGATTTTACCACTATTGAGTTTTTGAATGAGAGCGGAAGTTATTATGATTTTGACATCGGATCTTATCTAGATCTTAATGGTGATCCAAGATCTACCACGGGTACGCCACCTTACGGTTGGAACCGAGCCTGGCAAAATCGCATGGACATTGACGCTTCTATATGTTTGACAAATGTGTTTCCGCTAGAAAACGGGGCAACCACACCAGCAGATCCTAACAAGTGGGTGATTATGCCCAAATGGGAATGCCCCATTTTAGATTTCCCAAATTGGTCCTCATATAGTTCCGCTCCATATAACTTTTCCTCTTCTGTTGATCTGGGTCAATTTGACGCCAACAAAGGAACATATGGAATGTGGCACCAGTACGGAATTATGCCCCAAGCTAATGAAGGCGTATTTATGTATATAAAGGATGTGGACTTAAAAGAGACAGAATTAAGGCTAGTTGGTGACCCTAGTGCTGGCTCGTCATCTTCAACTGGACAACAGATAGAAGTGAGAAAAGTTCCAAAATGGGTTATTGAATCAGGACGTAATGTTGGGTCACTTGCTGACCTTTGTGGTTTTGACCCTAATGAAGTCATGAGAGGGTCTTTTCAAGCAGAAAAAGCAAAACGCCTTGGCGTTCTTGGAGAGACAAATGAAAAGGTAATTAGCGAGGCAATTCTGGCATTACCGTTCTATATTGATGCAAACAATAAAACTCGTTTTATGACCCTAAAGGCATCGCCAAATGAATTGGGTCCAAAGATAAAAGAATTTAGAAGAGCGTTTACAAAATACTCACTCCCGCCAGCTTTAGCTAATAGGTTGATGGCTCTTTTGCCATCTTCGTATCCACGGATACCTTCTTTCGTTAATCCTTTTGGTGGAGATAATTTAGATGAAACACTGTCAGGAATTGAACTTACGACAACACCTGTTGTATATTTATTAGAACATGCTGTCAATTTAAGTCGTCAGGATTTAGCTGATATTTGGCAAGGACTGATGCCCGATATTGGCAACTCACTAAAGCTAGATGTAACAGCGATAGATCACTACATGCCAGGAGATAAAGTAGAAGAAGTATCACTAAAATTCCCAGAAATAATACAAAAACAAATAGAATTAAATATTCCCAGGACCGGCATTCCAAGGGTTGATCTTTTGGATATATCTGATCTTCCGAATCGTGATGGATTTAATACAGAAATAAAGTGGTTTGTTTTTAAAGTTAAGCGACGAGGACTTAAATCATATGATAAACTTATTTCTAAAGAAATAAATGGGTATGATTATGATCCATATCAAGCAGCAGTAGATGCTTTAGAGCCAGTATTATTAGGACAAGCAGGGCGAGATAGAGTTGAACAATTAAGATCAGATATGGCAATGTTATCTTATTCAGACAATAACGCAGTTACTGATCCTACTTTTAACTGGCCATATGATTATTTTTCCTTGGTTGAATTAGATAAATTAACTACTAAAGTAGGATTTCGTCCCGACTTAGATAAAGAAAATGGAGAACTAGACCAAATACAACAAGTTCAAATAGATGAAAGTCAAGATGTTGTAAATGGAGTAGCTGCTGATCCTAATCAAGCAGACTCAAATTTTGGTGCAAATGCAAGAGCCCTTCAGAATCTAATAAATAATCAAAATGATGGAAATAATTAACACAAGAATATTTAAAATATGAGTACATTTTTTAACAAAAAAGAAGAAGTGATAAACATAGAGCTTACTCCATATGGAAAACATTTGTTTTCTGAGGGTAAATTCCGACCATCTTTTTACTCTTTTTATGATAATGATATTTTATACGATGGAAATTATGGCGGGATAATTGAAGAACAAAATAATATCGTAGATAGAATTAAGACCGGTACTCCATATCTAAAACCACAGAGCACTTTCACATCTTCAGTTGCTCAAGTGCGAACAGCAAAAATATACCCAGACCCTCTTCAATCTCCAGTTAGTTCAAGTATAAATTTTTTAAGACCAATGGGAACACTTAGTCCATGGAGAAATTTTAAGCCTGCATGGGATATTTCAACAATAAATAACTCTGTAAAAATGTCGGGATCTTTTCAGTATCAAGCAGGGTATACTATTACTACCTTAAGCGCTAGTACTTTACACACAGAATATTCAGAATTTTCTATAACAGATGACGAAAATCCTCAAACAATCTTTACCCTACAAAATTCTGATTGTTTTGTTATTGATGTTCAAGAATTAAATACTATTTTTAAATTAAATGGAAACTATGATATTGAAGTGTTTCGTATGCCCGACCCAGACGATGAGTCTAATCTGCAAGAATTAGGTTTTATTAATCCAGACAATTTTGCTGCGGAAGATTTAGAAAACCAAAGCAATCAACCATATTCATACTTAACACTTTTATCTGGAGATGAAATTGCACAAAGAAGTAATTTTCCTCTCTTGGATGAGACTTATGTGGAATATTTTTTAAGTATTCGTGTAGATAATGAAATAATAGACGCACCACCTATCCTTAGACCGTTCTTATACACGGGAGATCTAAGCACCCCATCAATCATATGTTCTGATGTTGATTCATTTGGGAGTGATTACTAATGGCTACTAGATGTTTAGTAGGGGATGCTTTCCCACAGGTAATTATAGGGAACGTAACACTGAGAACCACAGGTAATCCTGAATTAAGGTTTGTTCCAGAAACAGGCGTATATTCTTTAGAAAACCCCGATGAGGTTAGTACTCAAATATCAATTAATTATAGTTTGAGAGAACAAGTATCTAATTTAGCCCACAGATGGTATCAGGACCCTGAAGTTTTAAATTTCTTAAGAATTAGAGTAATTACTTGTTTAGGCGAGAAAAATCCAACTGGGTTAGATTTTGTTTCTCAAAGATTTAATGAATATTCAAATTTAAGTAGCTCTTTAGAAACAGGAGAGGAAATAGTTGGCACTTCATTATATGTTCAAAATGTATACGAATCTTTAGTCAATCAAGTCCAGAGCATCAATGGACAACAATATGATTTAAATAACGGACAACACCTGATGCGATCTCCGAGTAATCGTGGCGGTAGTTTATACCGTCCTTATGATAGTCAAGATCCATCAGTTTTTATACCAAATGGGATTAGGGGTTATGATGACACTTTAGATCCAAGGGCTGAAGTTCTTAATGATATTGTTTTGTTTGATCAACCTTTGTCTAATTTAATACCTCGGGACGAAAATGGAGAAATAAGAAGACGCCAAATAACAAATGTTGTCCCGTCCGATGAGTCTTCAGACCTAGATACGTTGGTATTTGAAGAAGTTTATTTACCTTCTATAGAAATGATTATAGGTCCTGACACAGATGTCGGACATAGAAATAATAATATAGAACACTTGAGCTTATATGCATTTGTTTATCTAGACTATGATGCTTTTTTACAAAACTATAATTTTGAGCCAGATAACAATATTCTTCATACAACTTTAATTACTGGCACCGGACGAGCAACTTCGGCCACTCTGATAGGTGATCACTATATTTATGAAGACCTAACTATTGAGACCTCTCGTTTTCCACAGAGAGTTCTACTAGAAGTAGTTGATTCTCCTGATAGAATTATTTTACAAGATTTAAGGTTTAGTAATTTTCCGGACTATTCTGTAAATTTATTTAACTTGCATGATCATGTTTTTACTGACGTCAATGGATCTTCTTTGGCTAGAAATTCAACAGGAAAAACAATACAAAAAGACGATTGTTTTTCCGATCTGTGGATTACAAAAGACATAGATGAAAACGCTAGGTATATGTTTTCATTTAACCTTAACAATTTTTTAATTGAAAGATCATCTTTTCCAAGGCTGTACTCTAATGAAGAAGTAGCTAAAATATTATTAGAGGGGTTTGAATTTAACGGAATAACATATAAGTCTGAAGTTAAAAATATAAATGTTTCTAGAGAATATGTAAGACCCCTTTCATTTGCGAATAACAATAATTTAGGAACTTTTTTGAAATTAAAGAACGAAAAGTCCAATTTCACATATCCTGAAATATACTTACCTCCGCCGTTAAAATCGCCCAGAATCTTTATCCCGTCCCAGGGTACAGAAGAACAAATATTGGGTAATACTTTTTATGAGGGAACGGACACTTTCAATGGTAGTAACGATGGAGTGTCGCAAATAATTCCACCTAGTCCACAACCTGAAGGACAAGATGGTGGAAATTTAGGAGGACTAGTGGGACCAGAAGTATCAAGAAGAAGGTCCTCCGCTCTCATAGAAATACCTGATATACCAGCACCTCCTCCACCTACGACGGAATCAAAAAAAATCAGAAGCTATCCTGAAAACCCAGGAATATATCGTTATAATGTTGAAGTTAATGTTACCGATGTCTCCAAAGTATTTTTACTAAAAGCCCTTAAAGATTTACAGAAAGCTAAGTCTCATTTTAAAAAATTGATCAATTATATTTTAGATTCCACTTTTGGTTATTTTGATTCTGATAGTCGTCAAATAAATACACCTCTAGCAGAAATACCTTATGAGGGTACTAATGTTAAAACATTCATCAGAGAAAATAGCATAAATCCTTATATCAAATACTTGTTATTATTTAGGATTCCACTTCCATCTGTTCATATTGGAGCATCACCCATAGTTCATTTGAATAATATTATAGAAAGAATGCTAGACTCAGGGATACCAGAGGATCTTGAAGAAATAGTAAAAACTATAGAAATGCTTGAATTAAATATTGCCAACACTGCTAATGTTTACCATACAGTGCCTTTAGACCAACTTAATGAAGGTGTGGAAAAAAATACTGGACTTTACGAAAAAGGCACGTACGAAAATAAATTTCCTATAATTTCTCACAAACATAAATTTAATCAAAAATATTCATACGGATATAAAAACGAGCTTGGATATAGTTATTTATTCTCTTCCGAAGAAGACATTGCCAATGAGGTTGGGATAGGGAGAACTAATACAGAATTTTTTAGAAATCGGCTACAACAAGAATTTAATAAATATTTTTATACTGAAGAACCGCCGTTAGATACTACAATATTTGACATGATAGGAAACGGTCCTTTATATCAATATCTAACGCCTGCATGTATATTTTCACCAGCGCTAAATAAAAATCAAAAAAAAGTAACCCAACTTTTGGATTTAGATAGTACACTATTTTCTACTAGTTTGGATCAATATGGGCAGTTGTTTAGTAGACTCTTTAAAGCACATTACGCTACTAAGTATTTAAACTTTGTGTTTTATAATACGGTCAATCAAATGAGTTTTGATACTCCAACTAGGCAGACTTACAATTCTTTGATTGATGTTTTAGATGAAGAATATGCTTGCAATATAGATATGGTGGTAGAAAAGCAATTTGAAATCCCAACACCAACTTATTTTAGTAATGAAGTTAATCCTTTGACAGGGCTTACAGAACAAGAAGAAAACGCAGCCCTGGCTGCTGGGGCTAGCTTTACAAACGATATTCCTCTACCTCAATCTATAATGGGTGGTGAGGGTGATCAATCATCCGTTACTACCACTTATTATGATAGTATTACTCAAACTTATACAACTGAAAATAAAAATCAAGATAATCTAAAAGAAAATAATTTAGATGCATCTTTCACATTTCCAAAAGATGAACAACCACCATTAAAATTAACTTTTGGGATTATAGGAGAATTAGAATTAGATAGTGCAATAGATTTTCATTCTTTTCAGGATAATCCTCTTAATAACATGAGGTCTTTTGGTGAGTTATTGAACGTAACATCTCAAAGCGTTTTATCGGATATAAACTACAACAATCAGGGTTTACCAAACCGCCTGGCTCATCTTCCACATCAATTAAAAGCAATGCTTGTTGTAGCATTTTCTAATCAAGATATTAAACTTAATGACATCTTTAGTATTAAGAGAACCAAATTACATGATCATGATTCCCCTGCAAGATTTGCTAACGCAATAAGCTACTACGACAATCGTGACATTGATGGTAATCCACCTTATGATATGGTATCTGATCCTATGCAAATTTATGCTAAATTTTTAAGTTTTTGGATGAACTATAAGCAACTTATTAAAATAGAGTATTTTGATGGCTTTGGTAAAACGGCGGGACCTGTTGGTCCCGCTTCTTCCGAAGTGTTAATAAATGATAATCGTCCAACTTTAGATAACTGGAAACCATTAACAAGAGAGGTATATGATCAAGTAACAAATTTACAAGAAATTATAGAAGTAGGGAGTGGGCAAGTTCCACCGCACTTACTATGTCGCCTATCAAAAATAAACCCAGAAGAGTACGTCTCAAGAAATGAAGATAACAACACGGAAGGTAATCTCTATGGAACATCGCCGGGATCAGATGAGGGTAATATAGATATAACCACTGATTTAGTAAATTTAAATAAATGTTTCGGCACACATGAAATTTTAGATTTACCTATATATCATAGATACTTTTTACTAGGACCAGATGTTATATTGGATCCAGGTATAAATGTAGAAGACGCAATAAATCCAGATCGGATAAGATAAGAAATGTCCATTTTACACACTCCAGGGTTGTTTATTGAGAGAAAAGAGCAAAATCGTAAAGATTTGTTTTCAAGATATTATTCATACCAATTAGCCAATAACATTGAAAATAATTTAAATCAGATTGATTTTAGTTTAGAAAATACATATCTTCAATCTTTAAATGATATTGTGGTTGCGGAAAATGATTTAGGTTGGGAAAACATTTCTTATGAAAGATTTGTGTGGTCATACGCTGGGGTTAACTTAAATGAAGCCGGCCATCCTTTGGTTGGTTGCACGGCAGCACAAGCATACAATTGGAATGCTGCTGTAGCTGGAGAGGGTAATAATAATAATATTGAAGAACAAGACAAGTTAGTTCTGAGTTATAATTCTCCGCCTTTACCCGTGAAAGTGCCTATCGGATCATCTAGGCTGTCATTAGAGTACAACCTTGGAAGACAAATTGTAAATTTTGTAAATGAGCATTCAGTGACTCGCCAGGTGGCAGCAGATGTAAGCCTAGGTATAGATGAACAACCTGAAGAGATTAGACAAAGTATTATAAATGCTATGGCACTGCTTAGGGTTGGTGATGCTGAAGCGGATAGACTTATAGACCAATTTTTAAAAATTGTATTTGCTCCGTATCCAATTCTTTTGCCTCCGGATCCTTCTAGAAATAAAGTTTTATGGGACGAAACAACTGTAAGAGAAGACCGACGCCAGGTCCGCACTGTTCAACGAGCAGGTGTACCTGTAGATTTTAATCCGGTTATGCACGATTACAACGAATTTAAAAAAACATTGTTTATAGAGCCTTTTCCCTCCACAGAGCAACCTGGCGATGTTCAATTTATACGTCTTCCTATATATCGTGGGGCTCGCAATGGTATTAGGGCTCCTTTACAGTCACTGTTAGAAGTCGTATATGCGTTAATGGGGTCCACAGTATATGTGGGGTATAATTCATACGCCCCTGTTTTAAAAAGAAAATTTGGAGTTATACCCATTCAAAATGTTTGGAAAGCTATTACTGAATTAGTTCTTGGTAGCCCACTCTTGAGAGAGCACATCTCTATTCGTGGTACAGATAAAACACAAGTTTTTCAAATAGGTCAAACACAAGTTGAGAAGCCTTTAGTTTACGTTAGGGACTGTTACGATTTTAGTCCGCAGGCTAAGTTTGTTTTGGATTATAGTTCTTACAATTATATAACCAGTTTACTGGATGCACCAGATGATTTTGGAGGTTCAACTGAATTTTCCACCATAGACCCTCAGTATAATTATTATCATGAAAAATATGAGAGAGCAATTGCTAGTCCGCAAGTTCCTGAAGCAGCCCTTCCTAATTTATATATTTATGATTACATCACAGCCAATGGAAATAATTTAGCTAATAGTCCTGATTGGCAAAATGACCAAAACGCCGCAGCAGAACTAAATAACAATTTAGACAGGTTAATAACGTTGGATGAGTTTGAAGCAACGTCTTTGCCCAGACTAGGTGGTTCAGAACAAGAAAGAGCAAATTTTTTAGATTATTTAGATCAATACGCCGGAGCAATAACTCCAGACGGTGAAATTCTAGGACAAGAGGATACGGGTGCTGTAATAGACTTAATGTCTGATCTTGCCAGGCAATATTATAACATACCAACACCAGCATCACAAATGGATGTATATAACAGAGTTAGTTCAAGAGCCTCTACTTTTCCGATGAGTGTTGGTATTAATTTTACTACGTCGCCTGCGGGACCAATAGCCACACTCATACAAAATTCTCTTACTAGTGTTTCGCTTGTGGATTCAGTCATAAAAACTGTGTCATCACCGGAATCAGTATACATGTATAGTAACGGATTTGGATATGACCCCGTTGGTGGTCAAATGATGTTTATGAATCAATCTGATCCTACTTTCGTAAATCAAGCTTATCATGCACAGACTTTTAAACCTTTTGAAGGAATTGATTTTAGAAGGTTTGGGATGGAGAGCGAAGTTCGTATATATGATTTCTATAAGTGGATAGAAAATGCAAATTCCGAGATAGAAAATGAGCCAAACCCTCCGGCACCAAGAGAAAGATATCTTGGGCAGTGTCCAAGGCTTATAGATAATATTAGATTACAAGCCATAAGTAATCAAATAGAAAATCACGCAGTTGAAAACTCTTTAACATACGAACAAATTGTCAATGGAAAGCTGGCACATTCTGAAACTATTTTATATAAGTTGGTTAAAAAAGATGCTAAAACAGATGAAATTATTCAAAACTTTTATTTTCCAAATACTAACTTTGGGAATGTAATAAAGTTTGCTGATACCCAAGTTAAGTTTCAAAAACAATACCGTTATGAATTAATTGGGGTTGATGTCGTGTATGGTTCTAAATTTGCTTTAAGACCAATTGACTGGTCTTTAGACCCCAGTTTAAGTGAAGAAAATTTAATTTATGTTGGGGTCAGTGTTATGAGAGCGCCCGATACAAAAATAATTGAATATCCTATTTACACTCGGGAGTGGAAAAATACTGGAGTGACTGGAATGACATTCCCTGATGTCTATGTTTATGACCGACCGCCACCCCCGCCTGAAATATTAATAGCCCCATTGCGAGGTAATTACAGACAAGTAATTTTAGCTCTTCAGCCGACTAATGAGAGTTTTTTAGGATCCCGAGCGATTCCATGGACGCACATAAATGAAGAAGATCTTCAGCATTCTATAGATCCAAGCATTGTATTTCAAAAAACATTTAAGAACTTTTCTTTGTTCTCTCCCAATTTAGAATTCTCAGGGGAAAGTGCTTCGGAAGTCAAATGTATAGAGATATTCCGATCAGAAGAAATTAGTGATCAAGCTACTAATATCCGAGAATTGTATTCTCTGACTTTTGCGAATAAAAAACACAAGAAACTTAATATAGCTGCTAATGCACCAGAAGAAGAGAAGGCTGTATCGTTTGATTGTATAGACACTCTAGAACCTAATAAAAAATACTATTATACTGCCAGGTGTATAGATGTTCATGGGAAAATCTCTAATCCAACGCCAATTTATGTTGTTGAGCTAGTTTTTGAAAGAGGCACTTATTTCCCTATGATTGATATGTTTCATCCTAGTTTTGCTTCTAGAACTATCCCAACAAAAAAGATGGCTAGATTTTTAGAAATAAAAGCGTCACCGATACAGATAAATGTTCAAAATACCTTTGATCGTAGCGATAATTTAGTTAAAAGCCAAAAAGGATTCATAGAATCCTCAGAAAACAAGGTAGAGAACAATAAGTTTTTGGTTAGGTTAACTTCCAGAGATACGGGCAGAAAAATACAGTTTGGAATTAAATTTAAATCTAACACGACGTCGGACGAAACATAAATATTTAAAAAGATTTTTTGGGGACTATTTACTAGGAACCAAAACGACTTGTTTTAGGGGAGTAAAATGGCATTCTTAGATAACAGTGGCGATATTATATTAGACGCAGTTCTTACAGACGAAGGTCGCCGACGTCTTGCAGCGGGCGATGGAAGTTTTAAAATCGCCAAATTTGCGCTTGGTGACGATGAAATAGATTATTCTTTGTATGAAAACACAAATCATCCGGATGGACGACATCCCAGCGGCTCAGCCTATTATGATTTAGCAATTCTTCAATCTCCTGTTTTGGAGGCTTTTACTAATAATGCTGGTAGTTGCCGATCTAAACTTATAAACTATACTCGGAATGATTTTTTATACCTCCCTGTGATTGAGCTTAATTTTCTTAAAAAACCTTCAACTACGCTTCCAACAGTAAACTGGTCAGGGTTTACTGTCCCTTCCAACGGGTATCTTCTTACAGCGGATGTTACAACCTCCCAGGCTTTTGCTGCTGACAAAGTTGATAAAGGTTTAATTAAGGCAGATACTGCTAATGCTTTCACACAAGCTCCAATTATATTTGACCAAGGATTAGACAGTGTTGATCTATCCGCAGCGATGATGGATACGGGCGACCCCCGCCGAGAAACTCAATACATGGTAGAGGTGGATAACCGACTGTTGGAAATTATGCCAGCAGACAATCACAATGAAATTGCTACTCCATCATTTATTGATGACGATCAGGTGGCTACATATCTATTCATGATGAATACAAACCCTCAGTACTTTGCTCCGGCTGGAGCTATGAACAATTACAACTTGCAAAACGCAGGAGGAGTAACTTCCGCTGAGGCGTCGCCATTGGGTAGCAGTACTTTAGGTACTGGTCGTTTTGGTACTCGTTTTGGGTTCAAACCTAGGGTTAGTTTGGATGTTCAAACTTCTGTTAATTTGTTTAATACTTTAGGTGGGACAGTAGCACAAACTTATGATACCGCAACAATAACGGAGTTCTATTTTATAGATACAGTAATTAGAGTTACTGGGTACACTACTGGATATAGGGTAGACATTCCTTTGAGAATATTAAAGAAGAAGGCATAAGAAGGATAAAAAATGACAACTTCATATAAAACACTTTTAGCAAGCGATATTACACCAATACGGTCAAACCTTCATGAAGCTATTCCAATTACAGGAACAATTATTTCGGGAACTTACGGACCAAATGTTGGTGACTCAAATCCTCTTAATGTAAAAAACTATTCTCACGGGATGTTCACATCCTTTTACGATTACCCTTTTTTAAGCTCCTCAGCCAATCATATTTTTGATGTCTCTATTGGTATTGGCAAAGGCTCAATACATTCTGCCTCAACCACCACACAAATTGATCAAAAACTTCAAGTTTATAATCAAATGGCGCAAGTTCTAGCGGGTAACGATGCTACAGGTAGCATTAATTTATTTGACCGAGATGGCAGTGATTCAGACGTTACTCGCAACAAGATGCGAGAAGTTATATTTCTAAATTTTGCTCGCTTGTTAGCTAAAGATGAAATACAAAAAGGCTCCTTCAACTTACAGGTTGGAGTAAGTCCCAGCGGATCAGCAGCCGTTGGTCCCTTCGGCGCACCAGGCGCTGCGGAATCTATTGTTGCCTCTGTTAAAGGAACTAAGCTCCTGACAATTACTGATGCTAGCGGCTCCACTGGATTTAAAGTAAATTCTCCTGCTGGAGATTACGGCATTCTGTTTTGCACTGGCAGCACCGATTATGTTTTAACGGGCAGTCAGGCAGAAACAACGGCTGCCAAAACACACGTCCAAGGACGCATTCCATGTGGGTTGATATATTACCAAACAGGTATAGTAGTTTTGACAGCATCTATTTTTCAGACCGGAAGTGATGCCAGAACAGATTTAGATGGTGGCATTATGGGAACCCAGGGGCTCTTGGCTAAGCAGTTGGTTATTGGAAACAACCCATATGGAGGGGGTTCTCCCTGGACAGCTTTGGTCCCGATGCAAAGCGCCTCGCTTGCAATAAAGGATGATTCCGTAGATAAGATGCTTGCGTCTTCCACTATTTCTGGATCTTCCAATGCAATTGCTAATCGTATTTTCAACGTATCTTTCAATAACACAACAGAATTAAATTCTACAGTGTACTTCTGCCGAGCTAACTCTAATGAGTTTAATTACAGCAGTAATCCAACTTATCTTAGTGCTAGTAAGATTAGAGTAAAAGAAGTTCGTAGTGATGAACCGTCCACTTATGTAACTACAGTTGGTCTTTATAGTCCTGATAATGCATTATTGGCAGTGGCCAAAACTAGCGAACCAATCAAAAAACAACCTTCTAATGAGTTTACCTTACGAGTGAGACTTGATTATTAATGGGTGTAAATTATGAGCTACATCCACTCTTTTGGTAAGCATGATCTTTTTACTAATACCCTAGTAACTCGCCCATCTTATGAAGTAATATTGTACTCTGGGTCGGCATATATCAATAATCGCCGGCATGAAGGTATTAATATTGTTACTGGAACGATTAATCTTTTTGAACTTAATGTGGATAGAGATGGCACCAATCAGCCATTAATTTATCCTTTTCTAACTAAAGATGGTTCTTATAGGCGTCCTGGGTCAGTATCCCTTTCGGATTATTTGTCTGCAAGTTATGGAACAATTTTAACCGGAAGTTATCCCCTTACAGCGAGCTTAGACAGAGAATTTATCAATGCATCTTCCTCAAACATAAGTTCTTTTGATAACGCAGTGGAGCGACGCAGGTTACATTCATTAAGAACGACACTAGATAGTTATAGAATTTTAAATAATTCTTATGATTTCCCTCAGCATTACGTCACTAATAATACAAATCTTTTAAGTATTCCGTCTATTGTAATTGGATCTGGGATACAGAAAGGCTCTGTAAAGCTTAGTTTTTATTTTACTGGCACCTTGATAGATGTAGCACAAGATACCACTCAAAATGGTGATCTTGTTTCCACAATGAATGGTGCAAGTGGAAGTGTAGTTGGTAGCGTTTTATATGATCAAGGGTTCATTCTTCTTACTTCATCTGTAAAAATAAATGAAAATATAAATAAAGATGATTATGTTGGAACTGCATCTCCTAAAGATCCTGCATGGGTTTACTTTGGAGCATATTCTGATGCAACGGTTGGCGGCGCAACTAATACTTTTGCTAGTGCGAGTTTATTTAAACTAGAATTCCAAGGCAGCAGTGCTATTCCTACAATGACAATGTTCAGTACAGCGCAAGCAGGAAGTCTTACAAATTCTCAAAACCCTACATGGATTAGTAGTTCAGCACATTGGCAACTGTCAAGTAGTTTTAATTCAGGGTCTTTTACAGAGATGACTGGCGCTTTGATTAAAAATACCATTCAAAATGATTATTGTGATTATAATAGTCCATTTTCAAAGCAAGTTTTTATTTCTTCGTTAGGTCTTTTTGACAAAAACAAAAAACTGATAGGAATTGCAAAAATGGCAAACCCAGTTCTTAAAGAAGAAACCGACCAGTTTACATTTAAACTTAGACTAGATTGCTGATATAATCTTTATATGATATTAGGGTTAGATATTTCCACTGCAATAGTTGGAATTGCTGTTCTTGAAGAACGTAAGTTAATATTAAGCGATCATTGGGACATTTCAAAAGTCAACACTCTTTTTAAAAAAGCAGAAATAATTGGATCTGAATTGTGGCAATTAAGGGATCAAAATATTGAACATATTTTCATTGAAACTGCTCTTAAAAAGTTTATACCCGGCAGGTCCAGAGCCGATACAATTATGAAACTAGCAAAATTTAACGGAATTGTGTCGTGGATGTGTTATGATACTTTTGGACTAGAACCAACGTATCTCAACGTAAACAGTGCCAGGTCTTTATATGGTTTATCGTTTCCTCGTGGAACAAAAGGACCAAAAAGAAAAAAGATGGTAATTGAAGCGGTTATTGAAAAAGAAAAGTCCGCATTTAAATATGAAATGGCTCGTGGCGGAAGAAACTACAAAAAGGGAACAGACGACAGAGCAGATGCTATAGTGATAGCTCGTGCCGGAGAGTACCTTTTGAGAAATAAAGATAATGAGGGTTTCTTGACGGAAAAGATAATTTTAGTTGATTAACATACTATTTATGACATGAAATTATCTCAAGACATTATTCGCCATTTAATCAAAGAAGAGATCAATGAGATGTGTGGAGACATGCAGTCCATTGATATGGAAGTTGAGCCCACTCATCACGAAGAAGACCACGAAGGAAACATGGCTAAGCGACAAATGTTTAAAACAGCACAATACGCTGTTGAGATTTTTGACAATATACATGACGGTGACGTTTTCCCAGCTTGGATTCAAAGCAAGATGACAAAAATAGCAGACTACATTAGCGTAGTCAAGCACTATCTTGAGTATGACCATGTGATGGGAGAGAAACTTGATAAAGACGCCGACGCTGGCGATTATGTCAAGGACTTCCAGAAATCTGATGCCCCACAGTTCAAGGGCAAATCAAAAAAGAAAAAGCAAAAGATGGCTATAGCAGCATATCTTGACGCACAAGAAGACAAATAAACTTCTTGACTTACTAACAGCCTGTGCTAATATAGTCATGCGGGAGGAGACCGTTATGGACTATCAAGTCTTTAGTGATATGGACGGCGTGCTTGTCAACTTTGAGGGCGGCGTTCTAGAATATATGAACGAGAGGTTCCAAGAGATTGCGAACAATCAGGAAAAGTACAAAGCCCTGCGTGGCTCTGGCAGCCCTGATTACAAACTCTACAAACTTGCCCGAGCAGCAGCCAGAGAACTTGGCGGCTGGGACGTAGAAATCAACAAGTGGCACATTGCCCGCTCTGACCAAGAGGGAAGCCTTGGACGCAACAAGCGAATTAGAGACTTGATGTACCGAATGGTTGAAAACAACGCTTCTCTCTGGGCTAATCTTGGCTGGGAACGTGGCGGCAAAGAACTTTGGGATTACATCAAGGACATCCCAGGGTTAGAGATTCTGTCTGCTCCGATGGCAGAAGGCTCAAAGCTCGGTAAGAAAATTTGGGTTGAGCGGGAACTGGGTCTGCCAATAGAAAAAGTCAATCTTTCTGACAGTAAGAAGCCCTACGGAGTTTGGAACGGAAAACAAGGACTTCTGATTGACGACCGTGACAAATATGTCAACGAGTTCCGAG